GTTTGACCCTGCAAATATATACAGGATAATTGATACTGCAAATAATTTCATAAATATTTTTGGATAATTGTGTAAATAGTGAAATATCAAGGCATTACGTTTCGTGGGTTAACAAGGCAACAGGGTTGACACACGATAAAACACGGGCGAAAGACCTCGTGCATGAAGTGCTTACGCGGTTATTAGATAGGCCAGAACAAGATGTAGTAGATATTGTTTGCCGTGGTAAGGTTAGGCAGTATGTAGATCGCGCTTTGTGGCTATCATGGCATAGCAATAGAAGTGATTACGCTATGCGCTACCGTAAATACTACGAGCTTATCACTGACAAAGGTGTAGACGATACCAAACAAGACGAGACATGGCTAGGTTCTTTCGTAGACGGTGAATATTTATACAACGCAATAGACCGATTAAATGAACACGATGCCATCTTACTGCGTCTATACGCCAAACCCGATTTTAACTATCAAAAATTAAGCACGGAAACAGGCATACCCTATGCCTACCTTCGTCTATCAATACACAGGGCATTAAAACGAATACGCACATATGTTCAACTTCAACGTACCACCAGCAATCCAACGCGAGAGGCTTGAGATTTGCAAGAAATGTAAATGGTTTAATCACCAATGGTCAACCTGTGGCACACCGTTAATAGGTGGCACGGTTATGCCTGAAGAAAATGAAGTCACCTACTACAAGGAAAAGATAAAGCTTTGCGGGTGCTTCATGCATCACAAGGTAAAGTATAGGTTTACTTCATGCCCGGCTAGAAAGTGGAACGCATTAGACTGGAGTGAAACCGAAATACAAAAGTTAGATGAATTCATACAGCGCATAGACGGTGCGCATAAGATAACGCAAGAAGATACGGCGCTTCTTTACTACTGGCTAGGTAAGGTAACTAAGAAACACGAGAAACCAAGTCAATGCGCATCGTGCATACGTGACCTGATTAGTGAATTTAGAAGGCAGCTAGGTAAGTTGAATGAACATAAGCAAGCAAAACAGTAACTTGTAAACATCAAAATAACAAATATGGGATTGCAAAAAGGAATGACCAACAACCCCAATGGTAGACCATTAGGAAGCCTTAACAAGAAGACCCTTGAATGGGAAGAGTTCGGGCGCACTTTCGTAGCCGAAGCATTGCCAAAGGTTGCGGAGTTCATCAATGAGTGTATGGATAGCCGTGATGAAGATTTAAAATTCAAGGCAGCAGGATTGACACTAGATGTACTCGAATACTTCAAACCAAAACAGGCACGCATCACACACAGCGGAGATGAGAAAGCACCTGTTATCATTCAAGTCCACAGCGATCTGTAACAAAAACAACACAAAAACTACAATACAAAGAGCATGAAACTTAAGTTCAGCATAGCGGCGAATGCAAAGGGTGTGACCTTAGCCAAGTACATTGACTACCAGAACGCGGTCGATAAGCTTGAGCAGGTGCGCATCATAACCGGTAAGACTACGGATAGCATAAGGATGCTTCAATCAAATGTGATAGACGATATCATAATGCGATTTGAAGCAGCGATAAAGCTAGGTAGTAATGACTTCGAACGCAAGGTGCGCATAGGTGCAATTGAGTTAGGCTTTGTGCCTAACCTTAACGAGTTGACCTTTGGTGAATACATCGACTTAGACACCAACTGCGCGGGCGTTTGGAAAGATGGAAAGGTAAACGGTGAAGCAGCATTCAAAATGATGTGCATACTATACCGCCCTATCAAAGCTAAGTTCGGAAAGTATTACGACATTGAAGCATATAACCCTAACGCAAAACGCAAGTACGAAAATGAAGTGATGCAGTTGACACTTGACCATGTGATGAACGTGCTTGTTTTTTTTTCGAATTTAGAAACCGAACTATACAACAGTTCCCTAGATTATTTGGCAAAGGAGATAACGGAAATAGTGAAGGAGATGAAGGAACAACCCCAGACGGCCTAGCCGTGTATGGATGGTTTCACATCATAGAAGTGCTTGCAGATAAGGACGTGACAAAGTTTGATATGGTAACAGAGCGGGGTGTGATGGAAGTGTTTACACACCTAACGTACTTAGCAGATTATGCGTACACGCAAAAAGTAGAAATGAGAAAACATAGTAGATAATGAATAGTTACAACTATAGCTACAACGTACTAATCAACCGACTTGAAGCATTTGCTGCAGGTCACTTTTTGATTAAGCGATTTACACACGGTCAAATTGACCTTGCAGATATGGATCAAGATGAGCAGTATCCATTTATGCACGTCGTCCCTAACAACATCACCCCGGTTGATGGCGGTATGCAGTTTGATTTTCAAATCATATTTGCAGATATACCACGTGACAAAGAACTCAAAGCGGAATATCAACGCGAAGTCATAAGCGACTGTGTACGATTAGCACAGGACTTAATAGCTGAAGTAAAGAATGGATTGCAGTTGTTTGGTTTCGATGTTCAGTTGGTTACAAATCCTACCATTGAACCTTTCATGGAGGAATACAAGAACACGCTCACAGGTGTTACATTCTCCTTGCAGCTCGAAGTGCCATGGGACTGGAGTGCTTGCGACATTCCCGCTATATGGTCGGTTGGTGGTGCATCAGGTAGTGGTGGCAGCGGCACGGGTTATGGCATAGTGCTTCGCACCAATGGTGTAGACAATGCAGTTCAAAACATACTTGATTTAGTTGAAGGTACCAACGTCACCATTACAGACAATGGTAATGGCAGCGTGACCATTGATGCTGCAGGTGGTGGTGGTGGTGAATATGTGAGTACTGAATACAATGTAAACCATATAACCGCACTTGGAAACCCGTATCAAATAGGTGATAGGGTGTGGTATAATGGCAGCGTGTACAGATGCATTGCAAACAATGATGCAATCAATCCAAGCAACCCAACGTACTGGACACTTGTTGCCGTAGGCTATCGCTTGCGTCAATCACCTGTAGACTGGAATGCTTCAAGTGGTGACTATCAAATAATAAACAAGCCAACACTTGCAACGGTTGCTACTACGGGCGATTATAACGACCTTGACAACCTACCAACTATACCTGCAGCACAGGTTAACTCAGATTGGAACGCAGTTAGTGGTGTAGCAGAAATCTTAAACAAGCCCACTATACCTGTTAATCTTGATGACCTTGCAGATGTCAATGCGCCAACGCCGAGTAATGGGCAAGTGCTAACCTACAACACCACAACGAGCGATTGGGAAGCAGCCACACCTTCGGCAGGTGGAAGTGGCACGGTTACATCGGTAGGTCTTACGATGCCCTCTGCATTTAGTGTAATAGGCTCACCAATTACCACAGCAGGAACACTTGCTATAACAGGTGCAGGACTTGCAACGCAATACGTGCGAGGTGATGGACAACTTGCAAACTTTCCAACTACAAGTGGTGGCGGCTCATCGGTTAGCTACTATCTCAACGGCTCAATTAATCAAGGTACAATAGGTGGCAGCACTTACTACCAAATGAGCAAGACAGCTGTATTTGGAGCAGGCACTGATTTTACAAGAACCAATGCACAAGGCAACGGGTTAATAGCGCAATTCATCACCGATGTCAATGATCCAAATGTTTTGCTTGTGCCCGGTGGAAACTTTAACCTTGAACTTTATTTTAGTGCATCATCTAGTGGTGCCACACCTTCATTCTACGTTGAGTTATACAAGTACGATGGCACAACCTTTACGTTATTAGCTACCGATGTCGCAACTCCCGAAGGCATAACACAAGGCACGGTGATAGATGCTTACTTTACAGCACTCGCAGTTCCTGCCACAACAATGGCTCTTACAGATAGACTAGCCTTGCGTGTATTTGTAACCACGTCGGGACGCACACTTAAATTACATACTGAAGATTCTCATTTAAGTCAAGTAATAACCACTCTCAGCACGGGTGTTAATGCAATCAATGGCCTAACATCGCAAGTTCAAAATCTTGCAACAGGCACAGCAGGAAGTGACTTTGCAATAAGTAGCGCAGGAAGCACACATACATTCAACTTACCTACAGCCAGCGCAGCAAATCGTGGTGCGCTAAGTAGTGCGGATTGGTCAACATTTAATAGTAAAGTATCTACATCACGCGCAATCAATACAAGCACACCCTTGCAAGGTGGTGGTGATTTAAGTGCGGATAGAACACTAAGCATTGTAGATGCAGCTGCCGACGGAACAACTAAAGGAGCAGCAACATTTACTGCCGCAGATTTTAATAGTAGTAGTGGTGTTATATCACTTGACTATGCCAATGGACAAAAAGCAAGCGCATCACAACCGGGCTTTTTAAGTGCTACCGATTTTAGCCTATTAAAGCGTGACACTTTTACCATACGTCCATTTATTGGTACGGCTTCGGTAGCGGATAACACCAACTATTTTTTTGGTGAGCAAACACTAGGCCTTAGCACTTCGGCTGTTTTGTATGATATGAAACTGCCATACGATGCCGTATTGATAGGCGCAACTATTTACGCTGGTAACCTAACAACTAACGCTAGCAATGAATTATCGACGTTAAACTTTCGCTTGAATAATACTACGGATACTCTTTTAAGTAACCAAATTTCATTTGGTGGCGCACCTGCAATTTCAAATATTTATACGGTTACCGGATTGTCAGTGGCCGTAAGTGCAAGCGATACTTTCGTAATGAAATGGACAACGCCCGCGTGGGCAACCAATCCAACGGCCGCACAAATTATTGTATCACTATTTTTTGAACGAGCATAATGAGAAAAACATATACATATAAGCTACAAGGCGATGGCTCTGATTCATGGACGGTAACAGAGTTCAATGAATTCGATGAAATTACTAGCGTCTACATGGTTTATCAAGACCCAACGCAAGAAGTAGGAGCTGCGCTTAAAGCAGTATTGGATGCAACACCAACGGAGATACAACGAATAAAAAAGTTGTTAGGCATTGGATGATTTTGAAGAAATACTAAACGAGTATGCGCTTGCAGTAGTGGAGCGTGCGCAATCAAACCTGCGCATCAAAAGACGTGTGCGCGGTAAGATGGTCAACCGTGTTGCAAGTGGTAATCTCTTACGATCGCTATACTACAAAATCAATATTCGATACAACAAACCCACTATTGACTTCACGGTAAGCAATGACGAAGCGGGCAAGTATGCAGATGTAATTGAGTTTGGTAGAAGACCAGGGGCGCGTGCACCACGTTCTGAATACATTGAGTCATGGATACGTGAGAAACTAAAGATAGGTGGCTTCAAACTACGCAATAGACAGGGGCAATTTGTAAAGACTACAGAGAGTCGCATTAAGAGCGCAGCATTTGCCATAGCTCAAAGCATTGGTAAGAATGGTATACAAGGCATTAACTATTACGGCGAAGCCATAGACGATACGTGGGACGAATACAAAGACAAGTTGATGGAAGGCTACATAAAAGGAATAGAACAACGATTACTGTTAAATAAAAGATAATGGCAATAACAATTAACGACCAACCATATGCATGGGCATTACGTGGGCAAAAGCTTATGATAATTGCAACCAGTACTAATACCGCGCAGGTTGGTTTTCGCTATGGTGTAGAGGTTACTATAGGTGCAAAGCTTTATAGCTTTTATTTATCCGCTGCACCGGATAATAAGTTGTACTTTGACTTGCAACCTTTAGTTGATGACTTGCGCAATCAGGAGTTATTAGATCAACATTTTGAAACCGATGACACGCAAGATGACCAAAGTAAGTTAAGTGTGTCATTTAGCCTAAATGAAAACTGGATAGTTGACGGTGTGCTTACCATTAACGTAGGAAGCGTTATTGAAGGTGACCCTGTTTTAATTATTAACGGCTACTTCCAAGTAATAGACGGATATAAACCAAACGTACAAACAGGAACGCAAAAGGTAAAGCAGGCATTGACTAGCACTACAAGCTATGCAATGAGTGACCGCAAAACAGATACGCATCCGTGGTATCTTGCAGCATCGTGGGGTAGTGGCACGGGGCCAACTTCAAGTACAGGTGCATGGGTACCATCATATGAAAGTGACTATGGATTGTTAAGCATACCGGGCAATGATGATTTTTTGACCAATAACACGGTTGCCTTTATGCGCATTACAATCTTTTCAAGTGCTGGTGTACCCACAACGCAAGACATCAACTTAAATGGTTATGATATAGAAGCACTACCTGTCTATCCTGCAAACCTTAATGACTGGACAGGATTGACTGTTAAGCCTTCGCTATTCCCTAATTGGCGGTGGTATCAAGTGACCATATTTAGTGGTGCAACTCAAAAGAGCATATCTTATAAATTCTACAATACGGCTAAATACGGGCAAACAGATTGCCACAACGACAAGATAAGACTAGGATGGGTGAATAGCCGTGGTGGTTGGGATTATTTCAACTTTACGAAGCGGTCTGAGTTTACTGATGAGATAGAACGCAAGACATATCGCAAGGTGTTATTTAATGGAACGACGGGTGTATTTAGCGCAAATGACAGGGGCTTGCAAGAAAGACGCAACCTAGCACAGCAAGTGCTATCCATTACCAGCGATTACATCACAGAAGAAGAGTTCCTTTTCCTGCGATCACTAATGGTAAGCAATCAAGTCACATGGTTGACTGAAGACGCGGGCAAGCCTATAGCCATTCCGGTTAAGATGGATGATACAAGCTATGTCGAAAAGAAGACCCGTGACGGCAAGCTATACAACGTAACTTTGAAAGTGAGAATCGCAAACGAATACTGGACATAAGATGCAAAGTGAAGTACAACTGATAGTAACAAAGACGCAAACGCTAACGCTAAACAGTATTAGCAACACAGCCATATATGGCACCGTGGGTTCGTGGCGTATAATCATTGATAGCTTTGCGCAGGAATTAGACTTAGACAATCAAACGGTCACGCTAGTAAACGCTAATGGTGATACGCAAGCTTGCACTATACTATCAATAGTTCAGAATTCACCTAGTGCCGGGCAAACACGCCTAAACTTTGACGCAACAAACCCTTTTAATTTTGATTTTACTGCGGCTGCAGGTGGGTACTTCTTATGGGACATAAGCACACAAGCATACTTAGACCTATTCGAGAATGAAAGCATCTCGCAGAACTGGAAGTTTCAAGACCTTAACAACTTCACCGCACAGGGGGCATTCAGTCGTGAATTCCGTGTACCATTTAGCACCAATAATCAAGAAGCATTAGGACCATTATTTGATGTCAACATAAGTGCAGGTAGTGAGAACTTCTTTCACTACAAACTGCCTGCTGAAATACGCGTGGATACGCTACCAATAAGCATAGGTTATGTACGTGTTCGCAAAGTGTACAAGCAAAGCAACCGTATTAGTGAGGTTGAGCTAGCGTTCTATGCTGAAACACCTGATTTGGTGCGTAACATCGGAGAGAAAAAGCTTAAGGATATTGTTGACCTGCCCACGCACAATCAAAACATGACCTATAATAATATCGCAGCAAGCAGCCTGCCCGGTATTTGGACAATTCTTGAGCGTGGTCAGTTATGGAGTGCAAACAGTGAAGCTACTACACGACCATTAGACGATAACACTAACCCTGTTTATGCTGCAGACTTTACACCCGCTCTCAGTTGGGCGTATTTGTTTGAGCAAATATTTGTCGATGCAGGTTTTGAGCTTGTAGCAGGTACGCTATTAGGCACGATTAGCGATTACTATATGCCGTGGTTAAATAGCAAACGACCTGTTGCAAGTGATTCGTTTAATGACTTGTTTTTTCAAGCACAAACAAGTACACCAATGACGGTTAATGTCACAGCTCCGTACTTTGTTTTAGAAGCAGATACCGAAATATTTGATAATGCGGGGGATTATAATCCTGCAACCTATACCTATACCACACCTTCCGAAGGGTATTATACCTTTCAAGCGGTATTACAATTATCACCATCATTAGCGGGTAATACTGAGATACCTATTCAAGTAGGCTTAATTGTAGATGGTGTCGTAATACCCGGATTAGCCTTTGCGACAATACTTCAAAACTTTCCTAATAGTTCGGAGCGCATATTTACCTTCCGTATTGGTATCGATGCAGCAAGTACGGTGCAGTTTGTAATATTCAACACGCTTATAGGCATTCAGATGTTTGACGTGATGGGTTCATGGTCACTTATAGGTGTCGAACTGAAATACGGGCAAACGTTTTTCTTTGATTTGAATGCACCCGATATGAAGCAGATTGACTTTGTGACGGATGTAATCAAGATGCATAACTGTGCGATTGTCCCAGATAGGACAATACCAAATAAGATAAGCGTAGTGCCACAAACTAGCTATCTAGGTAGCGGCAATGTCTTGGACTGGACATCGAAACTCGACACAACAAAAGACATCGTAATAGGTAGCACAGTCGATATTCAAAAAGGTAAGTTTCAATTTACTTACACGACAGGTGAAGACTTCATAAGCAAGCAATACAAGAACGTTAATCGTATCTATGGAGATTATGAAGTGGCAGGTTACACGGTTAATCCTAACACGCTGCCAAGTGACTTCGCTATAGGTGATCAACGCATCCAGTTAGTGACGCAGTCAACACCGTGTGGTGTAGTCAATGGCACTAACGTAGTGATGCCTATGTTCTTAAATGAGAAACCTGAATTTGTCGTGCCGGGGCCGCGTTGCCTTTATTATGCAGGCACAACACAAATTCAATTTTATGATGATTCATTGTCTACTGTAGTGCAGTCAAGCGGTCAGTTACTTAATCACTACTCGGATATCTTTCCAGACCTGTTTGATTTTGATTTGAACTGGGCTCCTGAAATACCGCCCTATGGTATACCTAGCAATCCATATAACAACCTATTCAATCAATGGTGGCGCACCTACATGAATGCTTTGTATTCACCTGATGGGCGTATCATGGAAGCAAGCTTTGCACTTGACCTTAAAGACATACTTACTTTTCAGTTCAGCGACAAGATATGGATACAAGATAGCTATTGGCGCATACTTGAAGTGACAGATTACAAGGTTGGTGATTACGAAAGCACAAAGGTTAAGCTACTAAAGTTTTTAGATGATGTTGAGGATTGCACATCCACGCCTGCAAGCATATCAGTTGGCGGTGTGGTAAACTTTGAAGATGCAAATGGTGACCCTGTGGCTTCATCACAAGATTGCTGCACGCGTTATGGCTATAATTGGGACGAAGAAACTGCAATCTGTTGGGCGTTTACACCTGATGGTACGCGACCATCTACGGCAGTAGGTGGTGGCAATACTAGTCCTGCACCACGTGTATCTAAAACCGCACAGCAAACACGTGCAATCACATCTAGTGTAATCAATGGAACTACTATAGACCTCACACTAGGTAACCGCGATATGTTGGCCGTAGGTACTAACTTATCATTGACTAAGAATGTAGGTGGTAGCAATTTACTAGGTAAAAATGTTACGACTAATCTACCCGGTATGCACATAGGTGGTGGCTATCGTGCGGGCGACCCTGCTAATTCAATTTATACTGGATGGGCGCAG